TGAAATTCACTCAGACCTCTCAAAATAGTAATCGCCGTCGGGCCCGTTGTTGCTGAATAATCCGTGGCACTGAAATCCTTTTGTAGTCATGTAGGCAATCACAGTGTCTCGCAGTGGTGCACCAGTGTTGTACTCAACTACTTGCAACTCTAAGATTACATGGTTACAACGGCTTAAACAATAGTCGGCACCTTTTAGTATATCTAGTTCAGCACCTTGTACGTCAATTTTAATGAGATCTGGCAAGGGAAAATCGCCGCCGAGCACAACTGAATCCAGTGTTTCGGTTCTTAGCCGTCGACGATGACTTTCATTAAAATATTCAGGTACTTGGGGATTAACAGCTACATTTTCCAAGTAGTAGCTGTTGCCTCCAGGGTGTACATCATTTTGATAAAAGTCTACTACACGCTCACTGTCACTGAGCACACCAATGTGGTATTTTAATTTTTGCTCTTGATACAAAAATTCCACACTGTCCATAGCATCAAAAACACAATACTCAGCAGTGGGCCAAATTCGTCTTGCTTCATTGGTCCAATGAAGCACACAAGCGCCGATGTCGTATATGTTGCGCGGCTCAAATCCCCTGTCACGCAGGCCAATTAAAAAATCCACATGTGACTGCGGTAGTAACCGTTGACCGCCTAGTTCTCGTAGTCGTTCACTACCGGTACGTGCTACAGGTTTAGAGATCGGTGCGGCTGGAATTGAGTCATCGATTACAAACTCTCCTGCACCAATGTGTCTACACTTGATGCCGGTGTCGGCCCAAATCTTAAATCCACATTCTCTAGCACGTCGGCAAAAGAACACATCTTCACTGATGGTGTTGGCATGGTCAATGGCGCTATGGTACTTGAACTGCGGATACCCGATGGTCTCAAACACTTGACGCTTGATCAATATGCAGCCAAATCCAGCACCGGTGACTTCCACTAGGCCACGATTTTTAAGGCGTGCATAGTCAATATTAACAGCTCCGCCTTGTCCATTGTCCTCGTATACTTCCACAATGTGCTGTCCAGGTTTTCGTTGGATGTAAAGTCCAGTAACAGCATCACGATCATGAGCCAACAATTTTACCAGCGTGTCGGGCGGGAAGGCAATGTCACTGTCTACACTAAACAAGTAATCATAAGGAGTATTGACAACCCAATGGGCAATAAGGTTTCGCACTTGGTCAATATTATAACCGTAGAAGTATTGAAACGTTGTTGTATAGCCTTCGGGAACAATTAAATCGTAAATGCTTTTAAAGGTATCTACTTCAATATGCTTGGCAGTGGGAATGCCGATTAATATGCGTTTTGTTGCTGCAGGTGCAGGTAAATTTTTAGTGGTGTCAATTGCGGGTTTTTGAGTCATATTGGCCTTGATTTCAGCGTAAACGATGCCTTCCCGCTCCAAAAACCCACCGGTAATTGAGGTATCGGATGTAGTACTTGCAAATGGTGTCGAAAACAATAAATTAGTAATTAGATAGTTAGTTCGCCCTTGCGACAGCTGCCAATCAAATATATAGTTGTCACCATAGTAGATTTTAAGTTCCGCGGGAATAGCAGCCCAATTGCTACGGTGTAGGAACATGAGACAACCAAACCCATGTGTGTGCTGTCCAGTCCAAGGAACAATGTCAATAGCACCATCGGTCACCGGTGGGTGGTCAAACACGGGATCGCCCGGACATAGTCCAAACACACCAGCAGAGGGTGTGATGAGATCCGCTAGACGATCAAACAGCTTGAGGTCAAAACTCACATCATCGTTGACAATGCAAATACGACTGTACTGTGCTACGTCAACTCCAAGATTCCATGCTGGATTAACGTAGATATTTTCTCCAGGCACAAAGCGTTTGATTTTGGGATGGTGTTGGAAATCATCGGGTTCAGCATCGTTATCATTGTCGATGATAATGATTTCGCCAACCAGTTCGTATTCACATAGTTCAGCTAGAAATTTAGTAAACTGTTGAGCAGCACGCCACATGGTGGGCACTACTACTGTGTATCGAGCTGGTTGCTTACGGGCTAGTATTTCATTGGCATTGCGTGTTTGCTCACCACCGTTGACTTTGTAATCATTGAGTGGGCTAGCGTCGTTGTAAAAGTAAGCGATATTGGTCAAACAGCGCACAGCTTCAGGACGGGCCTGCTCAATTAAACTATAAAACAGGCTGCCGTCGCCGCCTGCCCTATACCAACGCCCTTGATGATCTCGAAAGTCCGTGTCAGGCACTGACCGTATTAGTCGCTGTACAAAGGTGCGAAGATGCGTATAGGGCATGTTCCAATTAAATCTGTGATCGCGATAAGTGCCGTTTTGTTTTACGGATTCAGGATAAGGTTGACTGATTAATGGAATGTTGTCTACTACGCTCCAGCAACTGCCATAGGCGAATTCTGCACCAGTCGCATACTCGGCGTTGTAGCGAGCAAATATGGTATTGTCGGCTGCTAGTGAGTCATCACCATCAACCAGCATGACGATGGCCTCGGGATTGTCTATGCCCCTAATAGTTCTCACTTGATTATAAACTGCGCCTCGATTTGTATTGTTGGCCACATATTCAAAATGTGCTTCTATGTCTTGTGGTAGTGCAGCTAGTGCTCGCTGTACTGCGCTTTCACTGGCATCAGTGCTGGCATCGTTGATTAGTACACAGCGATAGTTGTCATAGTCTTGTGCAGCGATACTGGCAATACACTGTTCAATATAGTTGGCAGCATTGTAGAACGGCACTATGACCACAATCTCACGTTCATTGCCCACACGGTGTGGTTCTAGTTCTACACGATTGTGCGTTCTACGTCCCCATACTCGATGCACTGCTCGATTAATACGACTCACTGATCTATAAGCAGCACGTGGCAAATACTCATGGAGTTGATAATAAAAATGCTGCCGCCACTGTTCAGCCACTGTATCCCAACTGGCCCAGGGCTTGACTGCATTGCAGTAATACCGTCGTTGTTGATGTAAGTAAGTGTCGTGTGCTGCTCGCACAGTCATGGCCACAAAACGTTCTACTTGTTGATCTGTATTGATATTGGGGTATAAACTGTTGGGCTCAATGGGATAGTCAATCTTGTAACAGGCCAAGTCCACAGCAGTTTCTTCCATAGCACCAAATCTGCAGGTCAGTACTGGTGTATTATACAGTAGACTTTCCAGTGTGCTGATGCCAAAAGTTTCAGGGAAACTGGTAGGGTAGATCATAAAGTTGGCGCGTGCCAACAGCTTGGCAATTTCTGGCTGCGGGATAACTCCAGTAAATGCAATACCCAGCTCGCTGTACTTAGGATCGTCAACCATGCTACGCCAAGTCAGTTCCTGTGCATCAGGCGCTGCAGTGGCTCCAAATCTGTAGTAGCCGCCAATTACGATCAATCTTGCCGCAGGCAACTGCTGTTTAACTTGAGGCCATACACGATCAACCAAAGGGATCATGCCTTTGGTTACTGACGCATTGTACACGTAGAGATTGGGATCTTTGGCCGACAAATCAATTTCATCAATGTGGCTGCGAGCACCATTGCGTGTAAGGAAGATTTTGTTTTTTAGCACTTCATACATGCGCCGACCGCCACCGTGGTCGCATGTGGTAATATAACTGGTATGCCAATCGCTCAGTGTGAATATGTCTGTGATGCGATCTGCAGCAACTAAGGGTTCAATGGCACGATCGCCTAAACAAAACGTGTCATGCATCCACAGTACTCGCATACTAGCCCGACTCAGTATACGGTCGTAGAGATTCATAGACATGTAGGGCAGTGCTCGATTGTCGCCCAAATTGGGCAAGTCTGACGCAGGTAAAAATGGTATCACTGTGCGTGAACTGACTACGATGTCAAATTCATGATCCTGTGCTAGATCTTCTACGGGACGGTACAGTACACGATTGTATACTCCGGGATTGGCTCCGTCAGTGTTGCAGCGATTAAACACAGTAACAGCAAAGCCTAGTCGGGCTAGGCTTTCGCTCATGTAGGTTACAGCACTTTCGCTGCCGCCTAGTCCTTGGTGATAAACTGTAGTACCATCATAGGGAAGGCCTATGATATCGATTATAGCAATGGTTATGGTCATGGTTAGAATGAAATTATGTGTGTATTTAATGGGCCCTGCTGCGGGCTACACAATTTCGTTCTAATTTAAAACGTAACAGTCCCGCTGCTTGTCCATGAGTATACACGATAACCAGCACCAGATCCTACCCAATTGAATGGACTGCTGTTGAAAACAGTGGGGCTGTTGTTAGAAGTAACTGAGAACCCATTAGTGCTGCTATCAGTAAATGGTGCCCAGTAGTTGGCATTGAGCAAGAGACTAGTATTGGTTACTGCTGTTAACGGTGCTGTTGCGGGCGTAAACGCTGCTGTATACACTGCTGTGCCTTTTACCAGTCTAACATTGGTCATGTAACCAGCAAAGTTGTAGCTACCGCCCCCGCCATAGTTGCCAACAGTAACAGCTTGAGCTGAATAGTTGTGGTTACTGGTTGCACTGGTCAATAGTGCACCGTTGACAAACATTCTCAGTGTGCTACCCACTCTTGACACTGCAACATGCGTCCAAGTCATTGAACTAATGGTTGCTGCTGCGGGAGAGATAGACCCGTCGGTACCGTTATAATAAGCGAGTTTGTTTTGATAATATGATAATGTCCCACCATTGCTACCATGGTCAATGATATAAAAGTTGCCTGAAACTGAATTCCAGGATGCTGAAGTAGGATAAATCCAGGCTTCCCAAGTAAAGTCACTGGTACCATAAGCAAACGCAGAGTTGCTGGCTACGGTTAAGGTTTGATTAGTGCCGTTGAGACTGATGCTAGCTGGCCCAATTGTGACTGCAGTAGGGCTTCCTGTTGTAGCTATGGGTGCTGTGTAGTAGTCAGGATAACGAATTACTACGATGCCGCTGCCACCATTTGATCCAGTGGCTGTTTGAGAACCACCGCCACCACCCCCAGTGTTTGCAGCACCATTAACGCCCACAGTGGAATTAGGAGTTACCCCATTGCCGCCACCACCTGCTCCGCCAAGGCCGGCAGTATATCCAGGCTGCCCTGCGCCTCCCCCACCACCGGCATAAGTAGTTCTTGTCCCAGTAATATCACTAGCGATTCCAGCCCCACCGTTACCACCATTGCTATTGTGAATACCTTGAGCCCCTACTGTGCCAGCACCACCCCCACCGCTTGCGAACCCGCCAGAGCCACTAGTTGGTCCGTTTGCGCCAGCATTTCCTTGCCCTGAGATTCCTGCGCCACCAATAGAAGTAGATACATATCCACCACCACCACCAGATCCGCCACTATTTGCGGGGTATCCTCCGGCACCTGTACCGCCCCCTCCACCTCCAAAAGCAATAATCCGCCCAGTACTAGCACCACTGCTTGTAGCGTCAAATACAGAATTATTACCATTATTACCAACTTGATAATAACTTGCAGGGGTTGGACCCGCGCCGCCAGCACCAACAGTCACATTGTAAGATGTGCTGGGAAGAATTCCTGCTGATCCTTGTAACAACCCCCCAGCACCACCTCCACCACAGGCAGATCCAATGGAACTAGAGCCACCACTACTTCCGCCCCCAGCAACAATCAAATACTCTACAACAGGTGGGGCAATGCCAGTCCAAGTGCTGTTTTTAGCAGCCAGACTGGCTTGGCTTAGGGTAAAGATACCGCTGTAGAGTGGCATTGCGTATTAAGGTGCGACTTCAGGTGCAACTGGCATGACAAATTCAACCCATGCCAGTGTGGCTTCGTCCCAATTGTACATCTTACCGTCTGTGGGCATAGGTGTTGGGGCTGACCACAAACAAGTAATTTCGTCCAGTACCCAACTTGGGAAGGGCTTGGGTGGAATAAAAGCGTCACGTACACTGTCATAGCTGTAACCAATGCCTGCATAGTTCTTACGCAGTGGTGTGCCACCTAGACTGTGAACTCCGCCCTGTGTGTTATAACTGGTTTGAACCCAACTAGCAGGATCTCCCCAGTGACCTGTGTTTAGTGTTTCTTGGTCAATTACAATGACCTGCGTAACTACACCGTTTTCTACTCGTGCAAAATGTGCCATGTTAAATCTCCTTAAAAAGTAACTGAACCGCTCGTGGTCCAAATATATATCTGATATCCGTTGTTGTATAGTATTTGTGGGTTGCCTGTTGTGCCGGCTGGTGGGTTTAAATTTTGTGGGTAGCGAATAATGACTATACCTGATCCACCGTTGCCCCCAATTCCAGCAACTGAACCGCTTATACCAGCCCCACCTCCGCCTCCACCTGTGTTTGCTGTTGCATTAAATCCATTTTGCCCAGAAGATGCTCCTCCATCCCCACCCCCAGATGAACCTAAACCACCTAAAAGACCCGCTGTTCCATTGCTACCACCACCACCACCACCTGCATAAAAAACTCTTGATCCTGTAATAGAAGATACTGTGCCTGTTCCAGCATTTCCACCTGTATTTATAGTTGAGCCAACAACACCTATGGAACCAGAACCACCTCCACCACCTCCACCACCATTCCCTGCGTAAGCACTACCTGCAAATCCCTGACCAGATGTTCCTGAAGCCCCTGAACCTGCTCCATAAGCCCCGCCACCACCTGATCCACCTGTTGTAGCCGCATTGCCATTTGCTCCAGCACCGCCTCCACCTTTTGTAGCAGTTATAGAACCAAATACGGAGTCTACTCCTTGTGCTCCTGCGCCCCCAGTATTTACTCCACCCACTCCTCCACCACCAACTGTAACTGTATAAGATGTTCCATTTGTTACAGGCAAAATACCTTGTAGTAATCCACCCGCACCGCCACCGCCACATCCAGCACCATTGGCTTGACTTCCACCACCACCACCTCCACCAGCCACCACAAGGTACTCAATCATGTTGACAGTGCCTTGGGCTAGTGGATTATAAGTTGCGCTGACAAAGCCGCCTAGGTATTGATTACTCATAGTTGATTAAAAAGTTATTG